TAAAAAAGCCACACGTTAATAGTATGGCTTTATTGTATCATTGATTGTTAAGGTGGGCTATTTTGGCTCAATCCATTCCTCACCCCCATTAACAACAAACACTAGATCGCCTTTTAGCTTTGCAAGCTCTTTGTGTAACTCTGCGTTTTGCTCGATTAGTGATTTGTAAGCTTCATTTGTTTTATGTAGTAACTCATAAAGTTTTATAGCTTCGTCCTTTTCGGTTACTCGACCTTCATGTATTGCTTGAATTACATTAAGATTTTCGTTTATCAGTGATTGGTCAATGCTCATACTGTCACCCCACTATACTCGTTAAAATGCGCCTTGCTCATAATTAAGTTTTGGCATGTTGCAAATAAATGCTTTGTGCTATCTGTAAATTTAATAGGCTTAATTCTATGATCGCCGCCTACCGTATATTTTATTGGCTCTTCAATATTCAATTCGCGCATTACTGATAACTGCCTTTCACGCCAACCTTGATTAATGCCGAAATAATACGGGTGATGCTTTTTATCTTCATCGTTGCAAATCCAGTTTTCCCACATTGCTTTAAGCGTGCATTCTGGCAGTGGGTTTTTCTTGTTTAAATTCATTAGGCATAAGTATTTTTGGTAGTTAATCATTGTTGGTACCTATAAACTTACTTAGGTCAGGTTTAAAGAAGTTTGGGCTCTCTTTTGTAATCTTGCCGTTTTCATCCAGTGGAAAGCCACCATCAGGCATGCGTTTAGAATCGTTAGATGCGATAACTTCATTTAGTGCGCCTATGATATCAAAACCCATATATTGAGCCGTACCAACTGCTGTTACTATTTGATCGCAAAAAGCATCAAGCAAATCAACCTTTCTCTCATTACTCAAAGCAACTTCTGTTAACGTGTGCAAGTAAGGTCTATTGTGATTCTTATATGCGCAGGCAGCTGTGACGACATCACCTCTAAAATCATTAGTGACCTGCAATCCTTCTGCAAACTCTTCCAAGTGGCAACCGTACTGGGTTGCTATATCCTCAATTGTTGGGTTAGGCTTTGCATCTGAAAACCATTTAACTATTGTTTTTATTTCGTTGCTCATTACTTATCCTTTAAAATTTATCTGTTATGTTATTTTCAATTCGATATTGATTTAAGTTAATTCCGAAGTACCGCTTAAACCTATCTCTTATTTCTTTGGTTTCTTTTTTGAATGCCATTGACAGGCTTTTATTGCAAAACCCCTCATCAACAAGCGCTATTAAATTCTGGTACTTTAAAGTACCCCAAGAGTCTTTTTTCATTACCAAGCCACTTTAGCTGTAATTAAGTTATCAATCATTTCGTCCGTTATGCTGTCGGCTTCACTTCCATTTGGAACGGCTAGCCAAGCAACGTTCGTTAGGTGATTTTTATTAAATGACTTAGCAATAAAATCTTTGTGTCGCTGGTCTAAATATTCAGCTAAATCGCTTTGGAACATTTCATGCTTAACTTGCACAGGGTCAACTTTAAAATACTTTTTCCCGTTATCATCTTCACCAATTGCAAGTAACAGTATTTGCCAAAAATGCCTAACTTTAGTTATTGCAAAAACCATTGATGGGCCAACATCTTCTGATTTAAGAGTTTTATAGTTAACCACTTCTGCCGTGTAATCCGATTCAGTACGTTGACTATGCCACACTCCTAAATTCCTAAGCCCAACCTTGGCGCTTTTTAACGCTCCTTTCATTGGGTTGTATTTTTTATTTCTTGATTTAGCCATTTTCCAACTCCTTGCAAAATTCCCACTGTGCATTTAATTTATCTGGCATTTCTTCGTGCTTACCATAGTCGCAAACCTTACCGCACGGACTAACTGCAATACCTTCAATATAATCATCTTGTACGCAGTGCTTAGTAAATATTCCATGGATAGTGCTTGTTGATGGCAAGCCGTATTTATTTTTGGTCTGCTTAAATTTTGTGTTATCCATATAACCAACCCTTTAGTTATTGCGTTTCAGTAAGCAAACTATAATCAATTAATTCAAATAATCAATAATTAATTTAAGTAATGCTTAAACATTTCTTTAGCAAGGGCACTTACATCATCTTTAAATATATGAGGTACTCGCTCTAGTCTTTCTTGGCGCTCTTGTTTTGTATCGCCCTTTGCTACATGGCAAGCCATATTAGCGGTAGACATTAAAAGCCAGTGTTGCACCTCGTCGGGCATTCCGTCAGCGCTTTCATCGCCATCTAAAACACTGTTTAGCATGTCATTTAATTGGTCTATTGTAGCGAGATCCATTTTTTAAACGCCTCCATCGCTCCATCTGCGCCAAGCGCAACACATGCAAACGCTCCTAATTCCTGCGCTGTGGTTAAATATTCCTTTTGTCCAGCTTGCCATTTGCATATAGTGTGGTCACGCCTTTTAAGTTCGCAAACAAATGTTGTCTTGCCTGGTATTATTATGTCGCTAGCGCCTGGCGTCATGCCTTCTGCTTTTTGTCTAACTCGTTGGTTTACACTAGCCTTCCCCTCGTTCCTTATATGCGTAGCAATAACTCCCCACGTTTCAGGGTATTCTCTACGAATACGGTTAAAAAATGTGACTTGCTCTAACGCTTCGCTTGGACACTTTTTATCTCTGAATGAAGTATCACCAAACACTGGCACATTAATATCAAATTTCATCTGCTTCCCCGTTATATCCATAAACATCATAAAATCCACTATCAGAGTTTTTACGGTAACTTATAGTTTTTGGCATTATCTCTCCGCTTTCTGTAGCCTCGCAAAACTGCTTATATTCAGCGTACTTTTTACCGCCCTTTATTGTTGGCATATACCAAATACTAAATTGCCTATACTCTGTAACATAATCAACACGCAAACAATCTTTACCGCTTCGTGTCATTGTCGGTCTAACAGTCCAACCCACCAGTAAATCAGTTTGCAATTGCGTAGGGTCTTTTTTAAACGCTTTAAAATCTGCTTTTAGCTTGTCGTTAGGGTCGATTATTTCACCCTTACATGTCGTACAATAACGCGCGGCTATATCGTTTTCAGCTTCACAGTGAGGGCATGGCTTAAACGTCCACCTGTGCGAGCATTGATCTAGTTCTCCGCTACCATCGGGTCGTAATCTAAAGTGCTGGCATCGTCTACCGTAATGCGCTGGCATAGGGCCGAAGTCTGTAGGTATGGCATTGCCATCTAGGTCAACAAAATAACCGTCTTGGCTAATTTGAAAACCCTCATCGTTTTTCCTGTAGCTGAATTGATTTTCACCGTTACATGAAGGGCATAGGCACGTTAGTGGATCGCCTTTTTCACCTGTTGGCCCTGCTTTTATCTCAGGGTTGAACAAATCACCATCAGGGCAATGTTTATCAACGTTTTCGGCGTAGTCTAAAACTAAACAATCCTCTTTACCATCATCTAGGCGCAACCCTCGACCTATTATTTGTTGCATTAAGCCAACCGACTCAGTAGCGCGCAAAATAGCTATAACGTCAACATGTGGAGCATCAAAACCCGTTGTTAACACTGATACATTAACAAGGTATTTAAAGGCTTGATTCTTAAAGTCCGATATTATTTTTTCACGGTCTCCGCTTGATGTTTTACCGGTTACTATTTTGCTTTTAGCTGGCGGTAACGATGCCATTATTTCTTCAGCATGCTGAATGGTAGCCGCAAAAAACATAACGCCTTTACGGTTTTGACTCTGCTTTATAACATCAGCAACAATCGCCGCTGTCTTTCTTCCATGGCCTACAAACGCTTTATCTATATCTGTATTGTTGTATTTACCCATACTGTTAAGGACTAAGCCGCTTGTATCATAAGAATCAACATTGATAGCACCAACAACTGGCGGTGTTAAAAATCCTTTCTGTATTAAGTAGTGCGCGGTTAAGCGGTAAACCTGTTTTGCAAAGTATGGGTTTTTTGTTGAGCCTTCAAATACAGGTTTATCATTGTGATCTGTTTGGTATATGTACCCATCACCTAGCCTGTACGGTGTCGCGCTTAACCCTATTATTCTTAGTTTTGGGTTGCTTTCTTTCATCTTGTCGATGATGAATTTAATTGTTGGTGTTAATCCATGTGCTTCATCAATTATAACAGCGCAGTAATTGGGGCCAAGTCTATGCGCCGCGTTTTTGACTGTTTGAGGACTACCAAACACCACAGGGTGACGTAAGCATTTAGTGCCAGCACTTGCACTATAAATACTCGCTGGCTCACCTGTTAACAGATATTTTTCACGGTTTTGTATAACAAGCTCTTTTTGCGGCGCTAAGCACATGACGCTTTTGCCGCCGCTTATTTCATAAAGTCTTTTTGCCAACTCCGCTACCACTAGGGACTTACCCGCCCCTGTTGGCAGCTCTATTAAACATGGCTCAACACTTTTACGAACCCACTCCATGGTGACATTGCACGCTTCGTTTTGGTAGTTTCGTAGTTGATACATTATGATAATTTCCAATATTTAGAAGATTTACGGCGGTATTCGTCAGTTTTCACATCAGGACAATGCTTTTTAATAATCTTGGCGTAATCAACAGATCCTTTGCGTTCAATCTGTTTTAAGCTTCTGCCATGGATTAGCGCGTTTTGCTCACCGGCTTTAGCTATTAAGTCGTCTAGCACTTCCTTTTTGCGTTCCTGCGCTCGCTCAATGGCATCGCTTAGCTCGTCGTATTCATCTAGTAGCTTCGCGCAATCAAGAGTTGTTATTTCTTTTAAAGGCGGTTCAAGATGCAATTCGCGCAAGGCTTTAACTTCAAGCGTGTTTAAATATTCTTGATGGAATAACTCAAGGTCAGGCAAGTTTTGTTCTAGCCATTCTAAATCTAGATCAACCACTTCTAATTTAGTGCCATGCTGCGACCACTGAAAAAAATCACATTGCGCTCGACCTGTCACGTAAAGCTGTACTTGTATTTGCGCGTAGTAGTGAGGTTGTTCGTTAATGCTTTTAAATACTGGCGGGTTTTTATCACGTTGTCCGAACGGGCATTTAATTTCTATAAGCTTATGCTCGCCCACAAATCCGTCAGGACTTGCGCCTAACCATCCGTTATCATGTACGTAAAAGCTCGCTTTCTCTACTGTGTTACCAGTTTCTAATTCGTATTCAAAGCAAGCGCCATCCTCGTGAAACGTTCCGTACTCTGTGGCTACGTTGCCTTGGAACTCACTTTCAGCGCCTAAACTATCACGCACCATTCTACGTAAAACGTCGTTAGGCTTCATAAAAGGACTTAACCCAAGGATTGCACCAACTGCGCTGTCTGTTACTAAACCCTTGCGAGCGTTAAACCATTCTTTTGAGCGTTGTTCAATCATTTCTCTAATCTCCGTATTGACTCAAGGTGTGGTATTTCAGGCAATCCATTAAAAATTGACTGCCTTAACGGGTCGTACTTATCGCCTTTAGAGTTTTGACATGCAAGCTTAATAAATAAAGCCTCGTCAACTGTTAGCGTAATATGTACTTTTGTTTCTAATTCTGTTGTTGCCATAGTTAAACCCAGTCTTTTGTTACATAATCGAAAAGTAAATGGGATTTAGTAATGTGCCAGCAATAATTGCCATCCTTAAATAAAACTAAAGAGTCCTCACTCATTTCTAGCCCATCATACTCTTCATCGTACTTGTCAAATTCGTGCTGATAAACAACCAGAGAACACCCTGTTGATGTATCAACATCACCGTGTAGCTCAACATACATTTTTATAATCTTGTCTTTATTTTCCATTTCTATCACCCTCTTGTGGTTAAAAAAGGGCGTTTACACGCCCTTTGCTCCATCACTAAAAACCTACATCATCATCAAAGTCGTTATTTGTTTGTGCTGGCGCTTCGGTTTTAACTTCTGGCGCTGCGGCTGCTTTACCGTTACCTCGCGGGCTAACAGCGCTTACCCAGTTACCGCGTTTTTTCGAGCCATCGTCTTGCTCAATTTCCCATACTTGCAATAGGCCAAGCATTGGCTTATTCACTAAGCAGCGTGTTAAGCTTTCATCCGTTGGCGCTTCACCGCTTGAAAGCAATTTACCGCCGGCGTTTGTATCAATAGCCGCTAACATACGCTTAGCTTTATCTGACTTTTTAGCGTCTTTATCAAAAACACGTAGCTTTTGAAATATCTTGCGGTTTGCAAATTCTTTAGGTTGCAATACGTTCCAGCGCAATGAGATGTATTCTTCACCGTCATAGCTATCAAATTTAGCTTCATCTGGCGCAAATAATACCTGCGTTTTTGCTGGGATTGGCTCAATATCTCCGCCACCTGACTCAAATGAACCTGTTTTTTCGATTGGGTTGTTATCGCTTAGATTCCAAAATGACATAATTATTCTCCTGCTTTTAATGATGGTATAAAGTTAATTAATGGGTTTTCGTTTTTTGGTACAATCAATTCTTCTTCAATGCCATAGCGGTTTTTGCTTACGTTTGCCGCTGTCGCATAACAAATTAGTTGGCGCGTTCCATCGCTTAGTGCTTTTTTACGCTCGCCATCGCCCGTAAGAAACGTTTCAAGCTTTAAGAAACCTACTAGGTCACTATCATCAACATAAGGCGCTACAGACTTTTTACCAAGTCGTAAAGAGTAACGCGTGTAAGGTTCTTGGTCTGGCAGCTCAATTGTTTCTGTGTCAGCGTGCGCTACAAACACAATGTGCATACCCTTACGATCGTTAAGAAGCCCACAAGCTTTACGCACTCGTTGGTGTAAAGCAGCTACAGCAGCTAGGCCAGCACCGTACCCACCTAAAGCCTGGTTGATCGAACGTGGCTTTTTGTGGTCGCTCTCAATAATGTGACTGATAAACAAACGTTCTAAAGCTGTTGCAGAATCAATAACCAGCGTTTTGTATTCATGCTCTTCTTGCAGTAAAGATTTTAATTGCCCCCATAAATCTTCAACCGCTTTAATAACTGGGAACGCATCGGGGCGTATATCTTCTGGCACACCTTGCAAACCGTCCTCTGCACGTATAACAATCGGCTTAGGGAATGTTGCAGCAAGGCTTGTTTTACCTAATCCGCTATCACCGCAGATAGTAACAATGGTCGCTCTATCTTTTGGCTTTGTGATACTTTCTAATAAACTCATAAATTACCTCATTGGGTTGTTTGTCTCTCTTCGACAGGACGAACTATAGCGCACTTAATTTTATCCTGTCAAACATATTTTTAAATTTATTTATTTTATTTGACAAAACACTAAATAAAATAGACAATCGGCCTATCTTATATAAACAGCAGAGATTAAACAAAATGATGACTTTAGAGCAAATTATAAAAAGACTTGAACATGCAAACCTGTCAAAGATAGCTGAGACCGTTGGCACTAGCAGGGCTAATATGTACAACCTTAAACACCAAAAGGTTAACCCTTCTTACGAACTGGTTAAAAAGCTATCTGATTACTTTGAAGAGTTGGAGAAATAAAATGGATCAATATTGGTTTTTAGATGAGGGCATAAAAGTATTCGGTCTTTATGGCGGTGACAAAGATGGTAATTGCGCTTGTGCAAACCCTGAATGTAACGCGGCGTTTAAGCACCCAATCGCATCTAACTGGCAACACACGCCAATGTGGAGCGATGAGCAATTAGAAGTCATGGAAATGTCGGGCCAGTTCGACACAGGCTACGGGGTTATTGTGAACGGTCTCATTA